CCTCTGCTCCGCTTTCCCGCAGATGCCATTTATACAGCGCTTAGGGAACTCACAAGGAGGCAGATCCACGCCGCAGCGTTGATAGGCGCCTCCAGAAGCAAATCCTTCACTGATCAAGAAGGGATTGATGCGATAGATTCTATCGGCAACAAGCAATCCAACCGCTATGAAGCCAAAGATAAGCACTATATATAGGTCCGTTGACATTTCCTAACGTGTTGTTCTAAAATAAGCGCCCCTTAGAATTTCTTATTCACAGCAATCTTGGGCCCCTTCAGCTTCTGAGCATTACTCGGGTCATACTGGTTCGCATCCTCCTCCTCCTTATCTCTGTAGTAGTTCGCCGAGTGCTGCCAGAATTCAGGAGCGCCAATACGGAAATCTCCATGAATATCGGCCTTATACCAGAAGATACAATCCTCCAACTTCGCTGACTGACTCGTATTATCAATGACGAGACACTCATAGTTCTGTGTACACTGGTCCATAATCTGGCAGAAGAATTCGAGGGAAGGAAAGGCAGAAGCATAGTTCTCAAAAATGCGCTTCCTGTTTGTGGTATAGGGCTCGCGCAAGATAAAGACGAAATCCACGTTCGTCCGGAGAGCTGGCTGGATTCCCAGCGGGTACTGCATAGTGATAATGAAGAACACCTTCAGCCAACGGCCGTTCATAAAGAGATAGCGAATATTCTTATCATGGGTCCAGCTGTCGTCGTACATACAGTCATCCAGAATCATAAAGGAACGGGGGTCAAGGCGTGACTTGCCCCCACCCCCCTGCTCCCTCTGAATCCGGGCCATAATCATCTTTTGCCGCTTCACAAAGTTGGCCAAGATTATGGGAGAGAATTCGCCGTGAATAAAAAGAGGTGGAATCATCTTTCCGTAGAAAGAGTTCGACTCCTCTGTTCCGCTAATGACGGTACCGAGAGGCATCTCCTGGTGATGAAAGAGCAGGTCGCGCACGAGCGTAGATTTGCCCGTGCGGCGGCGCCCAATGAAAATCACCACGGCATCCTGAGGGATTCTCTTCATGTCAAACTTTTTCAATGATACATTCACAGCAGCGGCCATTTTTGTAGTCTGTTTAGGTAATACCTTTTTCATTTGCGTTTTACACTCAATCAACATTTACAGATCTCAGTAAGAATGGATACAAGTCTCCGGGGTATGACTCTTCCTGCGCCCCGCTTTCGGATGGCTCCCTTGTCTTCACAGCTAGAGAATGTGAAGGGGTTTGAAGGACTCCAGACCTATTTTCCCACTCTGGGCAAGTTGTTTCGGATCACCAAACACCAGTCAAAGCAAATCTGGCTGGATTCTAAATACCGGATTGAGGCTCTCGATATTTCGGGGACGTTCGGCCGCTGCGATGTCGAGCTCGTAGAGAATACGGACTCTTCTGACCACCCTCCGGGAATACGGCGTCCTGCTTTCTTGAAGGTCACGCATCTTCTGGATCCCATTCGCTGGATGAAGGGGGAATACAGTATCCCCCAGCAGCCCGGCCTGCCCTGGCATTCCAAGACCTGGGCTTCCGCGTGGACCAAACTCCAGGACCAGTCAAACCAGGCCTATGTTGAGACGATTGCGGCCTATGCTCTAGGTCGTATTCGTGATGCCGGTATCTCCCCCCATTTCAATGAGTTCTACGGCGCATTCTGCGCCACGGCCGACAAATATCACTACAATCTCACGGAGGAGTTCCAGAGTTTCCGGAATAGTCGCTGGTTCTGGCATGGACAGAATCGGGGACTGTATAAGCTTCACGTGACGGATGCGAAAGATAAGGGGAAGAGTGTTCCTCAGACCATTCTGGATGATCTTCTTCGCGAGCCTTCTGAGTTGAGTTCTGTCTCGGACTCCTATGAAGAAGAGGAGTTGGAGGTGGAATCTGTAGATGATGAGGAGGCGTCGATGCACTCCGGAAAGTTCTCCGATCTCTCTTTCACCAATGAGGATAAAGATGCCGAAGAGGATGAGGATGAGGATGAGGATGACGATTCCCACCTTGAAGATAACTACAGCATTTATTCAGAGATTTCAAAGTTCCCTGTGATGATGATTGGCATCGAGAATAATGATGGGACCATGGACACTCTCTTAGATGATTATAGCCAGGTAGGCTGTGCGCCTGGAACTGAAACCTGGGAGCTGTGCTGGTCCGCCTGGATATTTCAGGTTCTGGCCGCACTGAGTGTGGCCCAGGCGATGTTTGGCTTCACGCATAATGATCTTCATACCAACAATATTGTCTGGATCAAGACGGAGCAGGAGTTCCTGTATTATACCAGGCAGAGCGGTGAGGTGTTCAAGGTCCCCACATATGGGAAGCTGTTCCGCATTATTGATTTCGGTCGGGCCATTTTCCGAATCAATGACCAGCTGTTTTTCAGCGACGACTTCAAGTCCGGGAATGATGCGGATGGCCAGTATTGTTTCAAGCCCCTGAGCACCAAGGTGTCTGTAGAGATTCCTCCCAATCCTTCGTTTGACTTGTCCCGCCTCGCAGTCAGTCTCTTTGACGCCCTGTTTCCCGAGGCGCCTGCAGACAAGGAGGGAGGTGTGACTCTGAGCTCCGAAGAGGGGCTTGACGTGGAGGAGACCGTATCCCCCCTCTACAATGTTCTCTGGTCCTGGATGATTGATGATGATGGCTGTAACGTGCTGGTGGAGCCTTCCGGGGACGAGCGCTTCCCCGATTTTGATCTCTATAAGCATATCGCCGCCAATGTCCACGGGGCGATCCCTGCGCACCAGTTCTCCAAGCCCGCCTTTGACCGCTTCCAAGTCAATGCTTCCGAGGTCGGGGACGTGAAACTCTGGTCCTTGTTTTGCTAAGCGTTGGCACAAGCCTTGTCGTCGGCTTGTACGCGAAGGCACAACCCTTCGTAAAATTGACCTCGCCGGGGTCCTAAAGCCCCAGTACCCCGATGAACATCTTCTTTCTGAGCCGTAAGACGCGTCGTTGCGCCCGCTGGCACTGCGATAAGCATGTCGTAAAAATGATTCTGGAATCGACCCAGATGCTCTATACGGCGAATCATGAACATGGAGGCACCGCGGCCATTCTGGCTGGGGCGCCAATATGCGCCTCAACAGGCCGTCGGGGCTATACATCTCATGCGAAGAATCATCCCTGCACCAAATGGGTCCGGGAAAGTCTGGCCCACTATCGATGGCTATTGGCCCTGGCCTTTGACCTTGTGCGAGAACATACGTTTCGGTTCTCACCCAAGTCCATTCATGCCTGTCATGCGCATCTGCTTTGGTTAAAAGCTAATCCTCCTCCTGCGCTACGAATGCGCATATGGCTGCGGGATCCTCCCACGGCCATGCCAGAAGAGTTTCGTGTAGGCGATTCGGTCCGTAGTTATATTGCATATTACAACGGAGCGAAGCGTGCGTCAGGCCTCTTAGTGTATACGAAGCGGCATCTACCGCACGTGTTTAAACAACCTATTAAGTCACTCTAAGCGCAAAAACTTGCGCCCAATCTTACTACTGGCAAACATACCGCACCCGGCTGCGATCTGCGCATAAAATACAGGAGACCTTTTTGTACAGCATAATAAATAAATGGATAACACCACAAACAATAAGGCACTCATCCAGAATATTTGTGTAAACGTATCCATTTTCTACTATGCGCTGGGTTAAAAGTTTGGAACCCCCACCTTCACCTCCATCTCTGGCTCTGTCTCTGGCTCCCCACCAGTCTGTGCCTTCGCAAACAGGGAAAGGGGGGCCAGGGCCATCACGGTAGATACCATATACTCAGCAGACTCAGGAAGAAGCTGGAGAATCATCATCATCATGAGCGCGCCGATAATAAAATCGCGCGCCACTGTTTTTACAGTCGGCTTAGTTTCTTCCAAGAAAACCATCGTGCCCGCACCAAGGCTAGAAATAACCACACCTCCCAGGACCATCGCAGGGATTAGGAGTTGCGTTGACATTCTGGCCGCTATAAAGGAAAAAAAAGGGGTCTTGACTACGCAAAGACTATGACAGTTCCTCAAAATCCATCTGAAGAACCTGGGACTCAATATCTTCAAAATCGTCCAATGGAGCCGGGGGTTCATCCAGGATTTCCACCTTCTCCGCTTCAGTCACAAGTGGAATGTCTTCTTCCTCCAGATCATCTGATAAGGTATCATTGCCCGTAAAGGTAAGTTCCACTTCATTCAGTTCATCGGACTCTGGCTCTGGTTCTGGCTTGGACGTGGGCTTGGGCTCTGGCTCTGGCTTGGACGTGGGCTTGGGCTCTGGCTTGGACGTGGGCTTGGGCTCTGGTTCAACCTTTACCTCTGACTCGGGCTTCGGCTCCACCTTTACCTCTGGCTCGGGTTCTGCCTCAATCTTAACCTCGG